TCGAAAAATGGACAAAAATAAATGTCCATTTTTAACTTTTCCAAAAAAGTCTTGGAAAAAAAAGAGAAAATTCGCCTCTACATGTGTAGGACCTGTTTTTTGGCACTTTTTCAAAAAAGCCCAGATTTCCCCTACATTATGTAGTATCTTTAACCATAATATTTTTATCTATGATAACATTTTTTGAAATATTTTTAATAATTTTATCTTCTTTTTCAAGGTCATTATCTCCTGAACCTCCCATTGACTCAATAATCATTTTATTGTATTGATCTGAGAATTTTGAAACCGCCTTAATACAATCTGGGTGAGCTTCTTTAAATTTTGGTATTAATCTTTGATTCTTAGATGCAACTCTTTTTATTGCCTTTCTTAGCTTCTTCTTTTCATCATCTTCTTTTTCCCATTTATTTTCATCTTTAATATATAAAACTTCCCTCTTTTTATCAGTACAATGTACTGGTCTTTTTTCAATTTCAAGAGCATTTAGATTATTAACTATTATATTTGAAATTCCATTTACATATCCAATCTCTCCTACTTTCTCCAAATCTGCTAATTGTAATTTAATAGAGTCAACAAAATCCATAATATTCATAGCATCTTTACATGTTTCATTTAAAAAGAATTGAAGATTAAAAGATTTATTATGTGAATTTGTTGTTGTATTATGTGAATGATTATTATTATTATTGTTATTGGTTCCATTTTTACAAATTTCAAAAAGCTTATTAGTCAATTCTTGGTTTTGTTTTTGTGTTTCAGTATTTTGTATCATCAATTCTTGATTTTGTTTAACAACTTCTAATACCATATTAGTAAGTATTTTAATATCATAGTCTGTATTATTTTCATTATTTTTAATAGTTTCATTATTTTTAATAGTTTCATTATTTTTAATAGTTTCATTATTTTCATAATTACATTTCTTTTTATGATTGTATAAGCTTTGTTTATGTAAATAGTTTTTACCACATTTACATTCATAATTTTGAGAAATTTTTTTGTAAGAATCGGGTAAGTTTTGGTAAGTATTTATATGTTTTGTAGTTAAACAATGTTTATCCCATAATGATTTTTTACTACATTTATAATGACATTTATCGCAAAAAAATTTAGGGTAACTTTTATTAATTGTTTGGTAAGTATTTGTTTCCATAATATATTATTATAAAGTTTCCTAAACCCTTTTTCTAAAAAATATAAAAAATTTTATCGTAACAAATTTAAAAATTTTATTTTGGGTTTAGACCATAAAAATTCAATATGCAGTGACAGACATTTTTTCGGCCGGGAAGATTCGACTTTTTCGAAAAATGGACAAAAATAAATGTCCATTTTTAACTTTTCCAAAAAAGTCTTGGAAAAAAAAGAGAAAAATCGCCTCTACATGTGTAGGACCTGTTTTTTGTCACTTTTTCAAAAATTCATCAAAACTCCCTACATTATGTAGTATCAGGGCTTTAAATAGCCCTACAAAATATATATATTTTTAATTTAAAGAAGCATTTCTCTATTATTTTTGAAGCATTAATGCTAGTCTATTATCCAATTTAAATTGTTTATATGGTCCATTTGCTTCTACATAATGTAGAAAAATTTGAATTTGTTCTTTGTCTTCATATTTTTCTCTCCAATGAGGCAATTCCATTCCTTTATATATAATAAAATCGCATTCATTTAATGAAATATTCTTATTACCATTTTTTGTATCAAACCAAATATCCCATGGCAAAATATTATTTTTTACACAAAGAGTAACAGAATATTCACAAGATTCGCGATCTGTATGTTTTTTTAAAATAGCACCATTATAGTAAACACGTAAATAAGAATATGTTGGTTCTAACTTTTTACCAACAATTTCTTCCACTTTTTTTTGTAATAATAATAATAATGGTTCACTAATTGGTGGAGCATAATCAGAAAATGATTTTTGAACACTATCATCATTAAAATCAGTTGGTATTTTTTGAGATAATATACAATACATATTTACAAATAATTCAGTTTGAATTTGTAAAAATTTATTTAACTCTTTAGAAATTCCATTACGAATAATCGAATATGAGTTATTTGAAAAATCTATGTCCATATTTATAAATATAGATTTTTTCTAAGTTATTTTATTTTATATACTATTTTAAAATCTAAAAGTAGTATATGAGTTATATAAAACTAACTGATATACCAAAAGAGAGAATACCTGTATTATATGAAAAAAATAATTGTTTCAAACTTAAAAATATTAAATTTATTCACGATTATTTCAAGTTTAATAAATATATAATACAATCGTTTCTAAGAATTATAAAGCCTGAAATACATGAAAAATTTAAAAATACATGTAATCATATGTTTAAAAAGGTTGGGTATGGCGTATTTGTATTTATTTTAAATGGTAAAATACACACTTATCAATTATTCGCAAACACTACGGAAGTCAAACCAGGAACCCAATCAATAACAAAGAGACAGATTATGAAAAATAATAAAACTCGTCGAAAGAAAACAACAAAATCTATAGGTAAACCTATTAGCGATAAGAGAAAAATTGGTATAAATTATTTTAAATTTAAAGCTTATGATAAATGGTGGAAGGCAGAAACAGATAGATCTATTTATTTTGATTTACTTCAAAAATGTTTAAAAGGAAAAGATATAACAACATGTTTTTTTTTAAATTTAAATACACATCCAGTTCTATTTAAAAAACATTGTAGACAATATGTTCTTCACCAAGATATATGTAAAAATAACGCAATAGAAAGAAATAATTATATTCCTGTATTATCAGGATGTACCACAAAAGATCATTATGATAAGTGTATTATTTATCCTGATACATGGGAGATAATTACACGTAAAAGATTTGGAATGTTATGTGTTAATAATTTTATAGGGTCAATTGATAAAATAAATACAGATTGGTCAACAAAAACTGAAACACTTATGTTTAGAGGAAATAATAAAACTTGTTATCAATTTGATAAAGATAGAAATGAGAGAATAAAAGTATTACAAATACTAAATGATATAAAAAATTATAAAAAAACAAATATAAACATAAATGTAGGTTTAGTAAATTTAAGTATTCATGATAATTCTATTGATAATAAACAAAATAATGGAGATGTTAGTAAAATTTTAAAATTAATTGGCATTAATAATTTTTCAGAAAATATTCCCATGTATCAGCAATCAAACTGTAAATACATATTGGATATAGATGGACACGCAAATCCTTGGCGTTTATGTTTTGAACTTTCTTATAATTCTTGTATTATTTTATTTCTATCCGATTATGTTTCATGGTTTTATAGTAGTTTAAAACATATGAAAAATGTGTATATTATAGATGTAAATAGTCCTCATCTAGAAAAGGATGTATACGATTGTTTAAGTTTGTTAGGTAAAAATGATAAAATTGGCAAAAAAATAGCCGAAGGAGCGGTGGATCTATATAATGAAATAATGGATTATGATTATGTAAAAAAATATATGGTTTCTTTATTGTCTGAACCAGAGTTTGATTTATTTCTACCTATTCAATAGATGATACAAAAAATATAATTTATAAAATATTTTTTGTATTTCGAGACACAATATTACAAGAAATTATTTTTCTAGTTTTTTTAATCTTTTATCAAAGGTATCAATTTTATCCATCATTTCTTTATGTCTAATAACAGGTAATACATAATAATTATATATTGGAATACTAGTAGCTATTATTGAAATTCCTCCAAAAAGACCGATAATAATTTTTTCTTTCATATTATAATTATAAAATAAATATCTTTATATAAATTTATAATATTTATTTATTTTTGATTACAAACTCTTCTAATTCATTTATTTCAATATGAGGCAAATTAACATGCGATTCCCAAAAATATTTACAATATGCCCACACAAAATCGCAATCGGTATTATACCAATCATTATGATGTTTTAATAAAGCATGATATAATTTTTCTGGAAGAAATTGAAGACTTTGTCTTGGTAATACGTAACACAATTGGACTAAATCGGTTACTGGTGTAGCAGGCATTTCTTGAATAAATTCAGTATCAAAATATGGAATATAATGAATTAAATCAGAAAATAATGGAGGATAATTATAATTATAACACCATCTCCAATCAGAGCAACCAGTAGTATAATATTTCATTGTCCACTCTAATCCTTCTAAATAATTGGTACATATTTGTTTCTTTCTTACATCATCTATATCTAAATTAAAGAGTGTTTTATAATATCTAACCTGCCAATTAGCTTTAAATGGATTAATAAATTTTTCAAGATCTCGCTCATAAATAGGTATCGCATCAAATTTTTTATATTGCTCTTCAGGTGTTCTATCAGGCAATATATTTTTTTCTTGTCTATCACGAGTTTTGGCTTCATTTTGAATGTGTTTTTCTTCGAGATCTGCTAACCATTGAACTAATTTTCGAACATTTTTCCAGAAAATTTTCTTACCATCGGTCAAGTTATCTTCTGTTCCACCAATAGTAGCTTTGTATGCGTTCAGCATCTTATTTACACCACCAGTTCTAATATTAACAGATGGAAAATGCGGCATAAAATCGTTACCTAGGAAAAAACATAGGAAAATATAATCGTAAACACGATTTTTCTGCTGTTCAGAAGTCAATTCTTGTCCATTATTCATATCTAATGTAATAATATTTGATAGCTCGGGAATATCCATTAAATAAGATTGATTAGGCTCTAGTTCAGCATTAATTGATTTAATAAATTCAGGAGTTTCTCTATAAAGATAAATTTGGCTAGCAATAGGCAAATGATTTATTGAAAGCATAATAAGGTCAGCATCCAATCCATAAATAATAGTATTGACATTTTGGTGCTGTTCGGGAAAACTTCTAATATATTGGAATAACTTATGCTCTCCTTCACCATGTTCATTGCTACCAGAAATAATAATTTTTTCTACATTATATGTCGAAGGATTATTGTAACGAGCGTAAATTTTTTCATTCAAACTGTTCATAAATGTAGTTCCTGGAGTAATAGCAGTGGTATTCCATGGATCAGGATCAGTAGATTTAAAAATAGAACGAGATATAGTATTTTGATAGAGTGACTTGTATCGACGAGAACGTTGTTGCTCCAATTTTGCAACTGGTGCCACACCATCAAAAGCAATAAATATGTTTTTATTAGGTTTTAGAGTGTTAATATATTCATCGATTTTATCGCAAACTACTCTGATAATACTATTTATATCTGTCTCCACTAATTTAGTAAAATCAATGTTGCGAACAGCATCATAAATAATAGAATTACAATCCAAATAAAGATTATTAACTTGGATTGTAGAACCTTCTAACTTTTTAATAATGTTAGCATGATTTTTAACTATGTATGAAAAATAACTTGGTATACCCATCTTTTAAGCTATAATAATATATATATTAAAATGTGTTTAATATGTTTCATAAATTTATATTGTGAATATTCCTTATCTGGTCTTTAAATATGTTTAAATTATATTATTTGTAATAATATAACTTAAAGATCTTGTGTATTAGTATTTAAATTATTTATATAAAATTAGGTATTATATATAGAAATAGTATGTCCGAAAAATATGGTGCTACTAAAAAAAATATAATTCCAAAAAATAATCAGGATATGTTATTGTTAATTGAAAAAAAGATTGAGTTTTTTAAAGATATTATACAAAAAACAATTATTCATGTTCAGGAAAATAAGTTTTTGGATATTTTAGGGATTAGTGATGTTAGTCATTGTGTAGAAACATTAGGTGAATTGAGTAAAAAAATAGAGGAATTATTTAATAATAAACAAAACACTGAAGATGTCATTAATAATTTACAATTAATTAATAATGAGTTATCTGGTATATTAAAAAATTATGGCACACATAATTTAGAGGATTTAATACATATTTGTTTTGGTAATAGCAATGTTTTTTCTGATAATATAGATAATAGTAAATATATTCTTTTAAAGAAATATTTTCATCCAACTGGATATAAAGTTTTGAATAAAAAGGATGAGATAAAATTTAAAAAGAGCGATGAAATAGATGAAAACACATCAAATCTATCTTGTTATGATATAGCCAGTTCACATAAAAAGTTTCATATTAAAGTATATGGTATTAAGATTTATATTTTTAGCACAACTCTTAAAAAGAGTTTAATTATTTATGGAACATTAGATGATATAGTTATAGACTTTTTAAAAAATAGTTTTATTTTAAATAAGCAAAAATTAATTAAAGATAATTTACCAAAAGAAGACCATTTTCAAACAAATACGTTTAATAACTTTATATCATCGCTAACATTAAAAGATTATTTAATTTGTAATAATCATGATATATATTGTAAATATGTTGGATATATTAACCAAAATACTTTATTAAAACAGAAACAAGTATCTCATACAATAAAAGAGTTTATTTCTGATGATATGTATAATAAAAGAAATACGCTAATCAACTTGCTTATATTTTCATCAAATTATGAAAATCAGTATTTGGCTTACTTATTATATGATATTCTCTCTAATGATACAAATGGAAATGTTGATACACAAGAACAAACTATCTTATTTGATAGTTTTCCTTGGCCTATAAAGCAATATTTTAAACATGCTATGAAAAAAACCATACAATATACAAATGAATTATCTAATTTTGATATTAATAAAATACCACTAGAGCAACAAATTTGTTTGTTAAAAGCATCTGATAGTGTTAAAGAAAAAGCAATGATGAAACTGAAAGAAGTGAAAGCTAAATCAGAAGACTCTGGCTCAAAAGCAAGACAATACTTAGATGGTCTATTAAAAATACCATTTAATATTTATAAAAAGGAACCTATTTTAAATGTTATGGATAAAATTAGAAATAAATTTAAAGATATTTACAAAAAACATGGAACTGAAAAATTATTTAAAAATATACCAAACAAGGAAAAGTATGCTAGTATTGAAATATTAAAATATGTAAAATTATTAGAAGAAGATACTATTGATACAAGTAATAATACACAAAATATTGAAATAACTAATACTATTAAAGAATTTTTAATAAAAGGTGATAAAAAAAATTTATTAGATAATATAACTACTTTATCAATTATAATTAATGATCAAAATAATGATAATAAAGACAAAACATATAAGAAAATGACAAAACAACAATTAAAATCAGAAATTGAAAGTTTACTAGAGATAGAAGATACTAATATAATACAAAATATTATTCATAAATATAATTATATAATTAATAAAAATTCGCAAAATAATAGTATTTTACACATAAAATCTGAGTTAGATGTTATACATAGTGATATGAAACAAATAACAGGTTATATGAGTAATATAAAAACAACACTAGATAAGGCAGTTTATGGACATGATAAAGCTAAAAAACAGATTGAGAGAATTATTGGTCAATGGATTAATGGAGAACAAGATGGATATTGTTTTGGATTTGAAGGGCCACCTGGTGTTGGTAAAACAACTTTGGCAAAACGCGGACTTTCAGATTGTTTAAAAGATGATAATGATGTTAGTAGACCATTTTCAATGATACAAATGGGCGGTGATAGTAATGGTAGCACTTTACATGGTCATAACTACACGTATGTGGGTTCAACTTGGGGATCTATTGTTCAAATACTTATTGATAAAAAATGTATGAACCCTATTATATTTATTGATGAAGTAGATAAAATTAGTCGAACTGAACATGGAAAGGAAATAGTGGGTATTCTTACACATCTTTTAGACCCTGCTCAAAATGACTGTTTTCAAGATAAATATTTTACGGGAATAGATTTAGATTTGTCAAAAGCTTTGTTTATTCTATCTTATAATGATGTAGAAGCAATCGATAAAATTTTATTAGATCGTATTCATAGAATTAAATTTAGTAATCTCTCTTTAGAAGATAAAGTAATAATCTGTAATAATCATATTATTCCAGAAGTTTACAAGAAAATGGGTCTAGAAAACATGATTACAATTAATGAAGATGTAATTAAATTTATTATTGATGAATATACATCAGAGTCTGGTGTTAGAAAGTTAAAAGAAATTTTGTTTGAAATAGTTGGCCAAATAAATTTAGATGTATTAAATAATTTAAGTAATTACAATATACCCATTGAAATAACAATTGATGATATTAAAAATAAGTATTTTAAAGATAAACATGAAATAAGGATAAAAAAAATTCATAGTGAAAGTAAAATAGGTATCATTAATGGATTATGGGCAAATTCATATGGAAAAGGTGGTGTTATACCTATTCAGGTAAATTGGCGACCAAGTGATAAATTTTTAGACTTGAATTTAACTGGTATGCAAGGTGATGTAATGAAAGAGTCAATGAATGTTGCCTTAACATTGGCATGGAACTTGACAAATAATAATATAAAGAAGGAGTTAAGAGAGAAATATGATACATCTAACAATATAAACGGAATACATATACATTGTCCAGAAGGTAGTATACCAAAAGATGGTCCTTCTGCGGGAACAGCTATTACAACAGCTATTTATAGTATATTAAATAATATTAAAATTAAATATAATATAGCAATTACAGGAGAGATCAGTTTTGATGGGTTTGTTACTGAAATAGGTGGGTTGGACTTAAAAATTTTAGGATCAATTAAAGCAGGCGTAAAAGAAATATTATTTCCAGTTGAAAATATAAAAGATTACAATAATTTTATGGAAAAATATAAAGATAATGAATTAATTAAAAATATAAAATTTTATCCAGTAAATACTATATCAGAAGTTTTTGAATTGGTTTTTGATCAATAATCTATAACTAATAAAATATATTAATAATAATAATTAAAATTATATTATTAATTATTATTATATGAGTAGTAAAAATAAAACAGGAGGTAGTTCAGATAAAACATTGTTATTATACCAACCAATGAATATTATTGTTTTTCTTATTTTTAACTCACCTTTGATATTAGCTATAGGTGTTACTGGTATGTCATTTATTTTTCAAAATCCTAATGGATTTGTTTATTTAGGATTTTTACTAGTTGCTTGTATAGTAAGAAGTTTTTCTTATGCTTATCTTGTTGAAACACCATCTTCTAAAAAGACCGGCGGAGATATTCCAATTACGGGTGGAAATGATGCTAATATTTGTGGAGCAATAACATACAGTCCATATGGTAATCCTACATTTAGCTCATTTGTATTCGCATTTACAATAATGTATTTGTCTTTACCTATGTTTAGTCGTGGTGCGCCAAATTATTGGGTATTTTCATCTCTTGTAACTTATTTCTTAGTTGATATGTTTCTTAAATTATATAAAGGATGTATTGTTAGTTATGGTGATTTATTCTTGAATGTATTGCTTGGAACAGCATTTGCGGCTGCGTTTGTAACCGCCATGTATGCGGGTGGGTCTAGTAAATACTTGCTTTTTAATGAAGTGGCTAGTAACAGAGAGATTTGTACACAACCTAAGACCCAAACCTTTAAATGTAATTTGTATAAAAACGGAGAGCTAGTAGGTAACCTTTAATCAATATTTAATATTTTTTTCATTTCTTGTAATTGTTTTTTTACATTATAATCAAAATCATAATGTTGAACTTGTTTTAATGGAATAGAAGATACATTATTTTGTGGAATAAAATTAAAATAATTTGGTTCATATATATAACTATACGCACCAAGTAAATTAAATTCTGAAAAATATTTGTATGGTAAATATGTATCAGTTGAATTATATATTTGTAAACAAACATCTGTAAATTTAATTTTATGTTTTGAGGACATATAATCTCTTAAATTTTTTAAAATTTTTGAAGGATAAATTAATGGCACACGTCTCATAAATTCAAACTCTGTTTTAAAATCACATACTTGTAAAAAGGTTTTCCATACATCATACTTTTTTGGTAGATTTTCCCATTTTTCTACTAATAAAATTACTTTTTCATCCTGATCAAACATTTCTTTTTGTATATCAAAATTATCATAAAAAACGCAGTCCGAGTCTAAAAACATTATATATTCAGCATTAGTATAAACATCAGCATATAATTTTGTTATTTGTTGACCAAAATAATCCATATTATCATTAAAATTTGGCACAGGTATAATTTTAAATTTGTCGCTATTATTTATAAAAAATTGTTCGATTTTTAAAGTATTTATAAGTTCATTATATTCTTTATTTCTAACAGTAATAATAATAGACCTAAATGATGTAACATATTTTAAAATAGAGTATAATGTACATTTAACTAATGGAAAATCTCTTTTATATGTTCGAATAAAAATATCAGTGATCATTATATTATGATATTTTTATTAAATTAATTAATTAACTAATTATTTTTTAGATTTTTTAGATTTCTTAGATTTTTTTGGTGTTTCATCTCTAACAACAAAGTCTTCCTCAATAATAGGCTCTTCCTCAGCAACAATAATAGGCTCTTCCTCAGCAACAATAATAGGCTCTTCCTCAGTAACGACAATAGGCTCTTCCTCAGCAACAATAATAGGCTCTTCCTCAGCAACAATAATAGGCTCTTCCTCAGCAACAATAATAGGCTCTTCCTCAGTAACGACATTAGGTTCTTCCTCAGCAACAATAATAGGTTCCTCAGTAACGACATTAGGTTCTTCAGCAACAATATTAGGTTCCTTAATTGATAGTATTTGTCTTGGAATATTTAATTCTGGTAAAAAAGCAGGCATAACACTTGTTATCCATTTTTTAAAATCAGTTATAATTAATTTACGCTGAAATGATTCAGTAAGGAGTTTCATATTACCTTTTGTTTGATAATTATTAATAAAATTGTTAATAACACTTATTGTGTTATATCTACTATAAGTATTTATGTTTCCATAATTAAATAATTGTTTTCTAAGCTTGTGATTTACTTTATTATGAAATAAATAAATAAATTGTTTAAACTCATCCTTAGTTTTATAATTAGATAATTTAACTGTTGCCAAAATTTTACTAGCATCACTTGAACAATCAGGACAAGGTAAAAATTTACATATTCTTAGTATAAAATTAAATAAATATGGTGATAATTGACTATAAGCATTTTTATGTATTTTTTCAACTAATGTATGAAAAAGTCTCCATACAGCAGGGCCCCAAATTTCTGGTGGTGACATAATATATGTATTTATATAAAAAATATAAAGATATTACACAAATATAATATAATATGTCTAAATATAATATAGAAGGAGGTATAGATTTTTTTTCAGAGCTATATAAATCATTAGATATTGAAGAAAATGACCAAAAAACAGAAGCAGATAATAATGTTTGTTTAATTACAAATAAACCATTAGAAGATAAATTTGTTAAATTGGAGTGTGATCATAAATTTAATTATATTCCTCTTTTTAACGATATTAAAAATCATAAGCAAAAATTTAATCATATGGAAGGAGGAAATACTAAATTAAAAACAAATGAAATAAGATGTCCATATTGTAGAAATAAACAAGTTGGTGTATTACCTTATTATGAAGATTTAATTTTAAACAAGGTAAATGGTGTTAATTTTTACGACCCAAGTTTAAATATATCTTCATGTAATGATTACAAATTAAATTTACCAAAATGTAAATATCTATATCCTAATTTAGAATATAATGCTGATGGAAAAAATCCTGTTGAAATAGGAACAACCTATAGTGGTAAGAACTGTAAATTTTTTACATGTATGTATTCAGCACAATATAATATTTCGCAATTAATTCCAAATTATCATGATGCCGAAATGGTTACTTGTTGTTCTCATAAGAATAAAATATTAAAAGAATATAATCTTGAGTTAAAAAATAAAGCAAAGGAAGAAGCTAAAAAAATAAAGGATGAAGCAAAACAGAAAGCAATTGAAGAAAAAGAGAAAGCAAAAGAAAAGAAAAAGAAAGAAAAGGAAGAGAATTCAAAAGGAGAAAAAAAATATGTTAAAAAAAATAAAACTAAAGAAAATGTAATAATAGGCTCAGTAACTATTGAACATTCTTTAACTAATAATGTAGATGCTTCAAATAATATTTTAAATAGTGGTTGTATAGAAATTCTTAAATCCGGTAATAAAAAAGGATCACAATGTGGAGCTAAAAAACACGATGATTATAGATGTAAAAGGCATTTTAATTTATTGATTGATAAACCTTTACACACTTGAAGATATAATTCCGCAAATTTTTTACATTTAGATTCAGAAAATAATAGTTAAAATATAACAATATAAAAATAAAATAAAGTTAATAATTAATGGAAACTAAAGAACAATTAGTAAATAATATTAAAGAATGGATTAAATTTGACAATGAAATAGTTCAATTAAAAAATGATATAAAAGATAAAAATAATAAAAAAAAAGAGTTAACAAATAATTTAGTCACTGTTATGAAAACAAATGAAATAGATTGTTTTGATATAAATGGTGGATCGTTAGTTTATAAGCAAAATAAAGTTAAAAAACCAATTAATGGAAAAACATTATTATCTGCTTTAAAAAATTATTATAAAAATGAACCAGCAATTGCTGAAGAATTAGCAAAACATGTAATGGATAGTCGGGAGGAGCAAATAAAAGAGGTAATAAAAAGAAAAATAGATAAATAATATAGTCAATAAAATAAGTTAAATATTAGTATTATAATTATAATAAATGGATAACGAAGAATATATTCATATAACTCCAAAATACTATAATTATAAAGGAAAATTTCTATTTAATGATGATTTTATAAATCCAATAAGATGTTATAAAAATGTAAGTATTTGTGCTTATAATATTAATACAACCGGTAAATATCCATTTCAACAATTTATTTTAACAAAATCTATAAATAATACTATAGAATTTCCAAGTGTTCTAGTTTATAAGGATTTTAATTCAATGGAATTGATAAATTATACAAAAGTATGTCTATTTGGATTATTAAGTATAGATGATTTTGAAAAATTTAATAATTTAGTTGAATTTAATGGATATTATGATTATAATAATAATTTATATTTATTTTTTGATATTACTAATTGTAATGAGAATATAACTACTACAAATAAAAACAGTAGTTTATGGATATCGTTAATAGATGAAATTGCTAATCAGAAAAATTTATTTGATATAAAAATAGATGAAGAAGTAAGTAATTTTTTTATAAAAAATGCGGATCTATGTTTTTTAGTAGATGAAAACTATAATAATTATGAGATCCCAGTTGTAGGATATGTAAGTAAAGAAAAAACGAAGACAAATTTTACATATATATTTGGTCAGGGTGCTGGAGATAAAAATAGTTTATTAGGTTCCTACTTTTATTTTACAGATTTAATTAATTCTTTAAAAAATAGTGGTGAAAGTGTAATAAGATTTGCTTTATTTCTTGGTAATACAAAATATATACAAAATTTAAAAAATGATCCTATTGATAATTCAGAAATTAAATTACAACATATTGAAGATAATAATTTAGATAATAATTTAGATAAAAATAGAGAATATTTAACAATAAGAATATCAGATCATGATGGTAAATGGACAGAATTGTATGATAGTGTATATTTAGGGTATACAATTTTAGATGATGACACAGTGTTACAAAACACTCCAATGTTTGTTTTAAAGACATATGAACAACAAATTCCATTGACATATCATTATAAGAAATAAAGCCTATAAAAAGTAAAATATTAAATAGGAAATATAATGTTTTATTTACAAAATAAACAAGTAATTTGTAAATAAAAATATTAAATAATCTAAAATAATAATATAAGAATGAACCCAATAACATTAATAGGTATAACAATAGTATTTTTTTATAGTATTACTCAAATACTTAAATTTTACGGTATAGGTGAAGATGTTTATGGTGTATACGTTTTATTTTATTTATTTATTATCTTATGTATTCTTATTTTACCAAGTGGTTATCCGAAAATTTAAACAGTATTGGAGGCATCATTTTCATTTATTCTGAATACAAGTAATTTACTATCTTCAAGAATTTTTTTGATAAAATTAATATCTAATTTATCTTTTAAATTATCAATAATTTCTGTTTCCATAGGCTCTCTATTATTTAAATTTATAAATGATGTAATAAAATCTTTAATTAGTTTGCTATTTTTTTCCTTTGTTTTTCTTATTTTATTTTGTTTAACTAATTGTATTTTAATATTTTCAGTTACTTCTTTTTCACGATTATCATCATGATACCATGGATTTCTATATGTATTAGTAGGTATTAATATATCACATATTTCTGGTTTAACTATATCATTAAATTCAGTATGATTAATAAAATTATTTTTAAATTGTCTAATAATTTTTTCAGGAATACTAGGACTAGTTTCCATTAAACGATCAAACTCTTCTTTACACATTTTAATCATGTGCTTTACATCCAATCTCTCTCTTGGATGTTTAGCAAGTTCTATTTTTATATTTCGATAAAATTTATCCCACGCAATACTACTAACACGATGAGCTTCATTTAATTGAGTAATTTTTAAAAATTGTTGAATTGTTGTAACTATTCCAGCAAAAAGATTAAAACCTCCTACAGTCATCATAAAAAGAGCTTGATATTCTTCAGGAACTCTTTGTTGAGCAAAATTAGCTGTTCCAGTTAATGTAGATATAATAATAACAGGAATTGTATATAAAGCATTTAAATAAGCATACATCGCATTTGCTTTTGAATGAAGCCATCTATAACACATTGATTTATCAGCCCATTCAACTAATATAACTTCGTGTTCAGGTGACCATTCTGTTTCATTATTTAATAAAGCAACTTCTGTATTATCACTACCTTTTTCACTTAGTTTATCATTATCTTGATCTACAGGTTGATAAACATTTGAATTATTAGTTAGATTAGTATTCTGAATATTAGTAGAATCGTCCATTTATATAATATAATTAATAAAATAATATGCGATAAAATAATAATATTATTTTATTTTATCATGGACACAAAATTAATACAATTAAAAGGAGATTTTAATAATATTATAAGTATTCGAACAACAGTTAAGAATATATTTGATATACTTCAAGTAAGAATTGATAAACTAAAAGATTTATATGCTGAATTTATTAAAACAAGTAAAACACAAATGTTTATTTTTGGATTAGATTCATTTAATTTTCAAAGTAAATTAATTGATATTGAATATGATGATATGAAACGGTTATTTTTAGCAATAAATAATCGCATGTATTGTGAATATTTTAAATTGTATAAAATAATTATTGAATACATATTGAACAGTAATTATGAAAAAAAAGTTACTGATTTGGTAAAATTCAATAATTATCCAATTTATAAAGACCTTGAGCCTTTTAAAGAATATAAATTTGAAATAGTATCTGATATTCACGAAGATATAATTAATTTATTAAGTTTACTATTATCTACTATAACAAATAAGGAAAATGAATTATTGATACATAAAGGAAAACAACGAATTGGATTAAATATTGACAACTTTATTACAACTTTTAATTATAATATTACAACTATTAAAGAAAAATTAACTTTATTTGTTACTTATATTGATTTTTTTCATAAATTACATACTACATATTTGAAACGTTTTGCTAATAAAATACAATTAATGTATACACATGTTAACAATGACATTCATTTTGACGAATCTGTTGCTTTAGGTAAACAAAATAGTGATTCACCTGAAAATACGATTTCTGAAAGTTCTACAAATAGTAAAAGAAATATATATAGTCGAAGTTCTACTGATAGTAGAAAATCTACAAATAATAAAGCTTCTATAAATATTAAATTACAAAATTCACCAAATCAAATATTTGATTCTAATGAAAATTCTTTAGATATTGAAATAAATGATAATATATTTACACAGAATTCTAGAAGTCGCACAAATAGTCCTGTTAGTAGTAATACTTCATCTAATTCAACAATAACGCCTAGATTTACATTTAAAGATACAATAAATCAATTAACTAATATTAACACAAAAGAAGAATCAAAAAAAATAGAAACTACACTATCATATGAAGATTTGAATAATATGTTTTCAAGTATAGATATGACATGTGATTTTTTAATAAAAAAAAATAATGAAACACCGCCAGTAACACCTCAAGTAACATCTGTAATAGATAATGATACTGAAATAATTGTAGAAGAACATATTATTAAGCCAGATGAAGAAGAAGATATTGGACCTCTTGTAAACCCAGTTGTATCATCTTTTTTTGAAAGAAATGATAAACTATTAGAACCAAAAAATTATCACGATAATACTATAGTTAATGAAACAATAATTAAAAATATTTCAGATAATTTTTTATTAATGGTTGATACAAAAGAAGATAATAATACAGATAATGATACAGATAATGATAATAAAAATATAATAACTGTTACTTCTGAACTTATGAATGATAATGAAAATAACACTAAAATAACAAAGAAAAAACGCAATAAGGCTAAAAAAAATAAATAACCATTTTCCTTTAAGTTGTTTTATTATTATATAAAAAAATTGAACTAAAGATAATATATTATATTATACAACATAAAGACAAATATGGAAAGACGTTTAAATAAGAAACTAGAAGCTTATATTGCCTCATTTAAAGATAGTATAAGAGATAAGGCTACTCAAATGGGAATGACTAAAGATGAAAAAGTAAATCAGCTTCTTCAGCATATATATGATTATGAAAGACTTATGTTTTTAAAAGAAGATTTCCAAAAAAGAAAAAGAGTAAAAAATTTTGTTCCTATTTATGATCGTTGTTGTGCTAAAAGAGCCTCTAATGAACAGTGCACCCGACGAAAAAAAGAAGGTATTGAATATTGTGGTACTCATCTTAAAGGGACACCTCATGGAATAATTGATATGCAAAATGAACAAAAAAATACTACACACAAAGTAGAAGTTCATGCCCAAGATATTCAAGGAATTGTTTATTATATTGATAAAAATAATAATGTTTATCAAGCGGAAGATATTGCTATGAATAAGATAAACCCTAAAATTATTGCTAAATATGTAAAAACTGGAGATATTTACAGCATTCCAGAGTTCAATATTTAATTAAATAGTATAATTTATTATATAAACTTATAATTATATAAAATAATCGTTTTTAAAATTATTTAAAAATATTCATATTATAAAATACTATGAATATTTTAAGAATATTATGTTTGGTTTCTTTTTTATTTAATACATTATCTTATACGAGCATTATTCGTAATAAAAAACATTGTGTTTTACATATGAAAAAAACAAAAACATCAAAAAGTCCTTTATATAAACCAAAAAATATTAATCAAGATAATTATGTATCTTACCTAAATAATGATAATACTAAAATACTTATTTCAACTGGTCCTGCTGGATGTGGTAAAACTCTTTTTGCTTGTCAAAAAGCTGTATTAGATTTATTATCAAGTAGTATAAATAAAATTGTAATTACCAGACCAATTGTTACTGTTGATGAAGAATTGGGATTTTTACCTGGAAATATTATTAAAAAAATGGATCCTTGGACAAAGCCACTTTTTGATATTTTTTTAGAGTATTACAGCAAATCAGAATTAGATTTGATGCTTAAAAATGAAGAAATTGAAATATGTCCTTTAGCTTTTATGCGTGGCCGTACATTTAAAAATACTTTTATTATAGCAGATGAAATGCAAAATAGTTCTCCAAACCAAATGAAAATGTTAATTACTAGATTAGGTGAAAATTCTAGATTAGTAATTACAGGTGACTTAGAACAAACTGATCGAGAAAAAGAAAATGGATTAGAAGATTTTATTAGTAAACTAGATAATTTTAATGATAGCAGTGATTTAATTCATCGAATTCATTTTCATAGCACAGATATAGAGAGAAGCGAAGTTGTTAAAAAAATTGTTGATATTTATAATTATAAAAAAACTAATATAAGTATTTATGAAACTGCAACAGCTATTCAAACTATAATAGTTAATCAAACTTTAATATCTAATCAAGATATAACAAAACAAAATTATACAGTAAATTTTGAAAGTGATTGCGCCTTAATTCCAAAAAAAGATATTACTAAAAATTATCATAGATTTATAGAGGGAAGTGAATTTTAATTTATAAATAATAATTTATCAATTGTTGTTCTAACACAAAATAATTTATGTAATATAATTCCTAAAATAAATAAAACTAATAGCACTACTAAAAATGGTTTTTTAATAATAAAAGATAATATTAATGCTCCTATGATTGTAATTATCACATCAGCAATTGATACTCCCATAAATCTATAAGAATGAATACCTTTTCCTGGTTCACCCAAAGCATCTTTATAATCACATAAACTCATATAAAATATATTGTTAAAAAAATTTATAATATTTTTAGCTAATCTATTTTATATATTTTTATTATCAAAGTCAAAAGTAATAAATTTTTATTAAATTAACTATAAATTTATGCTTTTCTGGTCTGTATCCAAGAAACACATGACACATCATCTGTTCCATTATTTCCATATTTATCAACCTTATTAAAACAGTGTTCGCTCGATTTCAGAGGTATTGTGCGGTCCTCCAAACTTTTTAAATATGCTACTTTACTACAAGATTGCCATTGTTGTTCCCATCTCTCTTTAGCTAGATTTGCCAAATTTGTTGCATTTGAACTTCGGACAACTTCAGCATCACTGCTAATTTTTTCTGGAGAAATCACATCTGATATTCCATCACTAAATAATTTTATATTGATTTCAGATGTGTCTGAAAACTCCATTCGCGCTTTATATGGAGAAAGACCATAGACACCTCGCTCATCCTTAATTTTTCCATCAAGATATTCTAAATGACCAACTGACTGTGAAATCGCCAGCTGATCCCCATTTTTAGAAAGAATATACTTACCTTGTTTAGAGCATACATGTAGCTCATCTAAAATCTCAAAGTTGCCGGATAGTTTTGTAGGCTGGAAACGGTTTACGCGATTTTCAGCAATTAGTCGAATAATTTCTTCTTCATTGAACCCAGTATGTTTAACGTTTTCTAAAACCTTCTCACCATTACAGAATATTATTACCGAAGAGTCTCCAGATGAAAGCACATCTATCACAATTTTTTTTTCAGAAATGATGTGGCTAACTTTCACCAAAACCATTGTAGCGCCTACAGATACCATGGTTTGTTTTTTTTCGATACATCTTATTCCAAGCGCACGCTGTAAAGCTATAGCAGGATACTCCTCTGAAAAGATATCTTTTTCTAGAATTTTATCTATCTCTCCATTTGTTATCATTTCATCTAGACAATCTAGCATGAAATTATCTTTTTTAAAATTTTTTGTTAAAGGATCATAAGATCCTCGGGTGGATCCGTGCCCATCCCATAGAGCCAGTGTCCAGGTCTCAGTATCTTCATGAGGATTTTCTTGCTTTGTATAAACTCTATCTTGTTTGCTACTTAACTGATAAACACATTCATTCACTTCACGGATAACTTCCGGGACAGGCGTTCCTTCTTTAACAACCTCTTCGGGCAGTTCTTGCTCGACAACCTGTTCGACAACCTCATCGACAACCTCATCGACAACCTCTTCGACAATTTGATCATGCTCTGAATTTTCTACTATATTCGACTGAATTGTCCAACCATTGACTAAATTAATATAACTATTAATTAATCTATTAATTCTTTCTCCCTCTGGCTCATTAACAATTGTTTCTCTGATAATAATATTGTTATTAATAAATTCCATTCTTTTGAATAACTTTATTGATTGGGAAGTGTATATTTTATTTGTATAAATTTAGTATTTCAATTTTATTTTTAAAGAATAAAAATAAAATTCTAAGTAGGTTTTAAATAATTATTTTATACTGACTTATATTTTTAACCAAATGCTTGACGCATCTCAGAATAACTCATTTGACGACCAGCTTTCTTTTCAAACTCAGCAGCTCCTTCTGCCATAATATTTTTTAATTTTTCTATTGTATTATCTAAATTTTTATTCTCAATAGAAATTGTAGTTATTTTATTATTTATATTAATTATTTGTGGTATAGAAATAGATCCATCAGCATAACTTTCCATTAATTTTGCTGTAGCCTTATTGTCAATATCTTCAATAACCTCGTTAATATTAACATCTTTAGTATCAGAACAAGTAGTCTCCATTATTACAATATATATTAATTTCTTTTTATATCCATTTTTATAATATTTATAACAAGAAAAAAAACCTGTAAAGAATGTGTTAGAAGATTAAACAAATAGTAAATAATAAATAATAATTTTACCTGGATAAGACAATCTTGAATTAAAACTACTAACTACCTATCTATTTTTATAATTTTGAAATTTAAATAAATTTTACTAACTAACTAACTATATTATCAATTTTTGACTAGAAATCATATAACAGCTAAGATAACAAATATATTTAACGATATACGTCAAAATCGGAAACTCCTGTGTGAGACATACAAGGCCATGATCCATCATAAACAGCATATGTCGGCTTTTCATATGCGCAATCTCGAAATTTTTTCTCAGACATATACAAAAGATCCTTTCTGTGTAAACATGCGTAATTTGATTTTCCTAGTTCGTGTTCTCGAGGCATAAGAGGATGTTTGTAGTCAGGAGCCGCGATTTGCCTTTGCGGCATTGTCAGATCAGGATAGTCTTCATCACCAAGTTGCGCTCGCGGAAAGTCTGGAAGTTTGTAATTCGGACTGTTTATTAGCAGTCGCTGTTCAAATTCTTCTGGCTTCATGCTCATAATCCATTCCATGGCTAATTCTCTGCGAGTTTTTTCTACTTGCTTTTCAAGCTTAGCAATTTTCTCATCGGCATAAACTAATTTAGAGCGAAGCTCATCTTCAATTGAAGATTTTTCTAAGCGTTCACGCTCTTGAGCCCATCTAACCCAGTCGAGCTCTTTTATTGGTTTTTCTTCTTGTTCATCATCGTCCTCTCCATAACCATTCCAATTATAGAGACTATCTTCATCATCTTCATATTCGTCTTCATCTTCGTCTTGCGCTGCTCGTGCTGCTGCTGCTACGCGTCCAGGTCTCGACATCTTCTCGGCGTAAATCTGGAACATTGAGTAAAGCTGATCATCAGTTTCGAATGCGGCTAACGAGATGACCTCCTCCTGTGTCAACAATGTAGGCCCGTTAATCTGGATTAAATAAATAGAGATTTTAGAAGGATCAATTCCTCTCTCATGAATGAGAGAATTAGCATAGTCATTTGCTTTGAAGCAGGTAGAGAAATGTGGAGTTTCCCAATGTTCTTGGCATGTGACCATATACATAATATTTGCGGCATTGAATGCCTTAAGATAATTAACTCCGAGTTGATCCGAAACACCGGGAATGATGGTTGATGACATTTTGATTACTTTAAAAGCTTTTGTCTGGAATAGTAATATTTATTTATAAGTTAAAAAGTATTTCAATTTTTTTAAAATTTAAGTAAAAATTTTGTATTTCTCTATTACTTTAAATTTAACTAAAAATTTATATTTTTAGTTAAGACTGTATAATATATTAGAATAGTAGACTAGAATTAATTTATATTTATTTACTAGCTTATAGAAATAAAAATTAAAATCGAGGAAGGAACTGGAACTAAATGTATAAGTAATAAATAAATTAAATTCAAGTCAATATAAAATTTATAAATTTTTAGTTAATTTATAAATTTTAAAAATTTATTGCTTTTATAGGGTGTGTTTGGCTCCACCTTTTCAAAGGTGGAAAAAAAAATTGAAAAAAAAGAAAAAAAAGAAATGAGAATTACAATAGTAAAAAGAAAGATCAAAAAGATGATAAGCCAGATGATATCAGAAAGTATGATGAAAGCTCTAAAGAATTATGGAGATGA